CAGTGGCCCCAACAAAAGGAAATACAATGAACGATACAATTATGGCTGAAGAAATGCAATCACAAAAGAAAGTTGCATTTGCAAATCGTAAATACACTAATGAAGAAAAACGTGAACGTGAAGAAGCAGAACTTGCTGAACTGTTAGAACAGCAAAAAATGGCTAAAGAAGGTAAGGTAGAAGAACAAGAAGAAGAAGAACCTACCAGTGCAGAAGAGAAGACGTTTAAAAAGCGTTACTCCGATTTGCGCCGACATCAACAAAAACAGGCTGAAGAGTTTAAAGCTGAACTAGATGCAATGAAACGGCAGCTAGAACAAGCTACTAAAAATGAAATGAAGCTGCCTAAGTCAGATGAAGACATCGAACAGTGGGCATCAGACTACCCAGATGTAGCAGCTATCGTTGAAACAATTGCTATGAAAAAGGCACGTGAGCAATCTACTGCTCTTGAAGAACGCCTTAAAGTAATTGATGAAATGCAAATTAGTGCTACAAAAGAAAAAGCCGAAGCAGAACTAATGCGATTGCATCCTGATTTCGATCAGATTCGTGACAGTGATGAGTTTCATACATGGGCGGATGATCAGCCTAAGTGGGTGCAAGATGCACTGTACGACAACGACAACGATGCACGTTCTGCAGCAAGAGCCATTGACTTGTACAAATCTGACATGGGTATTTCTACTAAGAAAGCTAAGTCAGATAAAGATGCAGCTAAGTCTGTAGCAACAAAGAATAGTCGCAGCAAGCCTCAAGAAGACGACACTGGTTCGTTTATTAAAGAGTCTGTTGTGCAGAAAATGTCCCCTCAAGAATATGAGAAAAGGGCAGACGAAATCATGGAAGCTATCCGTAGTGGAAAGTTTGTCTATGATGTATCTGGTTCAGCCAGATAATTAAACTAAAAAAGAGTTGACAAATAGTTAATAATAGATATAACTATAGTCAGATACGTGTAACTAAGGTAGCTACTTGGTTACACAAATCATCCGCAAACGACAATAACCCTTTCGGATTACCTGAATAACATGGCCTACTAAATACATCGGCGGCCACCTTTGTATGCAGTACACCCTACGTTAGTCAGCCTCTGCTAAGAATTGTAATGTTTGCATCTGTGAACAATGCTAATAATAGGAGATATTACAATGGCATTTGGAAGTGCAGTAGGTTGGACTAACCTACCAAACGGAAATTTTTCACCAGTAATCTACTCCAAACAGGTGCAACTTGCTTTCCGCAAGGCCGCTGTTTGTGAAGGGATTACTAATTCCGACTACTTCGGTGAAATCGCTAACATGGGCGATTCAGTGAAGATCATCAAAGAACCTGAGATTTCAGTTTCAGCATACCTTCGTGGTACAACAATCGTTCCACAAGCAATTGACGATGCTGACTTCTCACTGACAATCGACAGCGCAAACTACTTTGCATTCAAAGTCGATGACATTGAAGAGGCGCACAGCCACGTTAACTTCCAGTCTTTGGCAAGTGACCGTGCTGCATATCGTCTTGCTGACCAGTATGACCAAGATGTTCTTGGCTACTTGTCAGGTTACTCGCAGTCAGCCCTGCATGCAAATGCAGACACCGTGAACACAACTGTTAACGGTTCAAAGGCAAATACCGCTGCTGGTTCAGACGAATTGCTTGCAGCTAACAAGCTGGACGCATCTGACTTCAACGGCGGTGTTGCTGCTCAGTCAATTGGTATCGTGCCTCGTGCCGGTACTTCTGGCGTACCTTCAGCAACTGGTACTGCTAACCCACTGCAGATCATTGCACGTATGGCACGTAAGCTAGACGAGCAAAATGTTGACAGCCGTGGGCGTTGGATTGTGATTGATCCAGTTCTGAAAGAAATCCTGATGGACGAAGAGTCACGTCTCCTTGACGCTGACTTCGGCGGTTCAGGCTTGCAGAACGGTTTGATCCTGAACAACTTGCATGGTTTCCGTGTGTACGTGTCTAACAACCTGCCTATTCTTGGTACTGGTCCATCAACTACTGGTGGTACTAACGCTACTAACATGGGTGTGATTGTAGCTGGACACGACTCAGCGGTAGCTACTGCAGAGCAGATTAACAAGACAGAGACATACCGTGACCCTGACAGCTTTGCTGACATTGTTCGTGGCATGCATCTCTATGGTCGCAAGATTCTGCGTCCAGAGGCTCTTGTCAACGCTGTTTACAACCTCGCCTAGTGATAGGTATAGTAAGAGAGTGGGAAAACTGCTCTCTTACTTTTTTGTTTTAATTGGAGAATAAAAAATGTCTGCAAAATCTGATTACTTGGAGAACGCCATTCTGGACCACGTGCTTGGTACGTCAGCATTGTCTTCTTCAACTGTTTACATTTCATTATACACATCCGATCCGGGTGAAACTGATTCAGGTACAGAAGTGTCTGGCAATGGTTATGCAAGACTTACTGCTTCGTTTGGTGCAGCTAGTAGTGGTAGCGCATCTGGCCCAACATCTGTAACTGAATTTACTGCATCCGGTGGTGCATGGGGGACTGTTACACATTTTGGTATTCACGATGCAGTTTCTGCAGGCAATCTGATGTATTACGGTGCATTGACAGCATCTAAGACAATTGCTGATGGTGACACTCTACGTTTTGCCGTTAACAGCATTACCATAACAGAGGCTTAATATGGCCCTTACTATCGCTGATCGGATTAAAGAAACCACCACTACAACTGGCACGGGTACATATACTCTTGCTGGCGCAGCTGATGGTTTTGAATCCTTTGCTGAAATAGGCGATGGTAATACTACTTATTATGTGTGTACTGGCGGTGCTGACTTTGAAGTAGGAATAGGTACATACACAGCCTCTGGGACAACACTTGCTAGAACAACTATTTTGCAGTCTAGTAACGCTGATGCAGCGGTTAACTGGACGGCTGGCGACAAAACTATTTTCTGTACCGTTCCTGCTGAAAAGTACATCTTTCAAGACGCAAGCGGGAATACTGCTTTAGCTGGCGACCTGACCTTCGGCGACAACGACAAGGCCATTTTCGGTGCTGGGTCTGACTTGCAGATTTATCACGATGGTAGTGATAGCTATGTAAGAGATAATGGCACTGGTGATTTATATATCGAAGGGTCAGACGATATACGTTTCAGAACCACTTCTGGACAAACTTATGCAGTATTTAACGAAAATTCGTCAGTAAACCTTTATCACAATAATACCCTCAAGTTTGAAACCAGCGCCACAGGCGTGGATGTATTATCGACAGATGCTACTGTAAATTTCGTATCTAGTCGTGGGACAGGGGCAACCCATACAATTACTACTGGTGGTGCAAACAGCGGAAACTTTAATATTAACGCTGCTAGCGGTGGTGATATTTATATAAACGCTGAAAATAAAATATTTCGCAATGCTGCTGGCTCTAGTGAACATATGCGCATCGACAGCAGCGGTAATGTTGGCATTGGGACGAGTTCGCCTACTGAAGCCCTTGATGTAAGAGGTCAATCTGTTTTCGGAAGTGGCACAGATGGTGTCAAGCTAACCTACAGCGCAGGTAATAGCACAGGGATTATTGATACTGGCTTTACATCGACTGGGCTAGAATTTCGCATAGGAAACAGTTTTGCCGCAAAAATCGACAGCAGCGGAAACGTGGGCATTGGGACGAGTTCGCCTAGTTTTATTTTAGATGCCACAGGAGACGTAGACACTTGGGTTTCAAGAATTTATAATACTGGAAGTGATGCTAACGCACAGGGTTTGTTGGTTCGCAGTGATGCAACTGCGGCTCACGATGCGCTGGCTTTAGGAGTATATGCTGATAGCGGATACAAATTTGTTGTAAAAAGCAGCGGAAACGTAGACATCAATAGCGCGGGCATTACAACCAGTGCCGGTCTACAAGTTGAGTCTGCTGTCGCTAGTTCATCACCAATCGTAGCGAAAAGCGGAACATACGACACTGTATGGGGCGTATTACCGTGGAGTGGTGGAAAAACTTTCTTCTCCACTGGACTTTACTATGACAATGGTAGCTGGGTACACGCGTCAGACAACTCATACAACGCGTTGCTTGCTTTTAGTGGCGATGATGGTGGTCAGTGGTACGCTTCAGACAACAGCACAGGTTCGTGGAACATCGCTAGTAACCGCCCTCTCTGGAACAATGCAGGGCAGTGGAACGGCGATATCAATACAACCGCCGATATCAATGTTGGTTCTATGGAAATATCTTCAACCAATCCAACCATACGTCTTTTTGAAACTGACACAAGTAACCTAAATACCCAACTTCAGAACAACATTGGTAAATTTACAATTCTAACTACCAATGATGCTGCTACTTCTGGCTCAACTCGTTTTCAAGTAGACCATGCTACAGGCGACATTTTTTTCTACAGCAGTTCTGGTAACGCCGATCTTACTTGGGATGCGTCAAGCAGCAGCTTACTTATGTCTGACGCTGGGACGATCACAAAGGCATCTAAAGGTGGTGAGACCAGCAGTGTGTACATCGGCAAGGACGCTGGTAATAATTCGCCTTCAACATTTGCATCGTATAATACTTTTATAGGCAATTCGGCTGGTACAGCGGCTACAGGTAGTACCTACAGTACTTTTATCGGTGGTTTGTCTGGCGACTTTATAACTACTGGTGATGATCTTACAATGGTTGGTTATGAAACTGACGGAATGAATGGTACTGTTACCGATTCAGTTTGCATAGGTTATCGTGCTAGGGGAGGCTCTTATGGTGTAAGTGTAGGCCATTTATCTCAGTACAGTGGAAGTAGTGGAAGTCAATACTGCACAACTGTAGGTCGTGTGTCGGGTTACGACATGGATGGTGGAGATTACTGCGTTTTTGTTGGCTATCGATCAGGCTACGCTGGCGGCACTGGAAACGACAACGTAGGAATTGGCTCATACTCTGCGGATGCTTTAACTAGCGGTTATGACAATACATGTATGGGACATAGTGCTGGCGGTGCCATAACCACTGGTTACAATAATGTCTGCGTAGGACATACTTCTGGAACTAATATATCTTCTGGAAATACTATTGTCTGCGTAGGACATGATGCTGGAAGTACTTACGCAGGAAGTTCAAACTGTACTAATCTTGGAAATGGGGCAAACGCACCTGTTTCTTCGGCAACAAATACAATTACTCTTGGTAACAGTAGCATATCCAGTTTGAGGTGCAACACGACTTCAATATCAAGCCTGTCTGATGAGCGTGATAAGACGGCTATCGAAGACATACCATATGGATTAGATTTTATAAATGCAATGCGTCCTGTCGAATTTACTTGGAATAGGCGTGACGGCTCTATGGGTGCAACAAAAGATATTGGCTTTATTGCACAAGAGTTAGCAGAAGTTGAAATGGATTTTAGTTCAACTAACAGAACTAGAATGGTTTCATTTGACAACCCAGAAAAATGGGAGGCTGCTCCGAATAGAACTTACCCAATACTTATTAAAGCGGTACAAGAGTTATCCGCTAAATGCGAAGCCTTAGAAGCTAGAATACAACAACTGGAACAAGGAAATTAAAAATGGCTGTAAACGAATTGGAACGTGATTTCTTACGCATCTTGCATGAGTGTGACATGATCGAAAGTATAATCGCCGGATTAAAAATGGAAGATGCTACGGATGTTGAAAAAAAGCAATCCGTTGGCAATATTGTTATGAAGCTGGAAACAGATATGCTTGATGACAAGTGGGTGACGGCAGGTAAAGACTGCACTCGTATTAACGAAGTCATTGCTGCTGGACGCACTTACTGGAAGTCTTAGTTGTTTAGCTGTAGTAAAATAAATAGGATATAGATAGATGATTTCATCTGGTGCAATAAGTGCGTTTCCCCTATCCTCACTTGCATCAGGAACCTTTGATGCTTCTGCAAACATATCTGGTGCAGGTTCTGGTGCTGGCAGTGCAGTAGCTACACTTATAGTAAACGCATCTATCTCTGCTTTTGGTACTTCATCTGCAGTAGGCATAGGTTTACTTTCGGGTGATGTCCTTGTTTCTGGTTCTGCTACTGTATCTGGAGCATCTTTACGTGTAAGACCTGCAGCTACAAGTGTATTAGGTGCGGCAACAGCAACAGCAAGCCCTGTAAATGTAGCAGTTACTACGGCTAGTGTTTTAGGTGCAGGTACTACAACAAGTGTAGCAAATGCAATTACACCCGTTACTACAAACATTTCTGGTACTGCTACATCTGCACCAGCAGGTGGTTCGTTTGTAGGAAATCCGACAGAAACCATAAATGGCGTAGCTACAACTGTTGGTGTTAGCACTGTAAGACGATTACTTTCTGCAAGCGTACAAGGAAACGCCCAGATTACGGGTGGTGGTCTTCGGATTGCGGATGGGCATAGCACAGTAAACGGTGTAGCTACAACATCTATATTTACTATTCTGATACAAGGTGCGTTTGGAAACTTATCGGGATTAGCTAGTGGTTATGGTGCTGCTAGTCTATTTAATTATTACAATCTAAGAGATGCATACGATAGAAAACGCCTAGTATATATTGAAAGGCAGCTATCTTCAGTAGAAAGAACGGTTAATGTAGCCAATGTAGTACGCTTTGCCTGGATAGGAACCACAGATAACTCACAAGACAGGACTGTAATGGTTGAAAAACAAAGTAGGGTAGCGTATAGCGAACCGCAAACAACAGCATTTGAACGCACCGTAAGAGTAGCAGCATAGGAGTAAAATATGTCTTTTCGTTGGCCTAATAAAGACCCAGATGAATTGCTGGACTACAGTGTAGACTGGTCTAGGTTTCTTGGTACAGGTACTATTAGTAGCGTAGTATGGTATGTTAATAATGCTAGTGGAGTTAAGACTGTTCTTACGCCAACAGGAACAGTGCATAACTTACGCAGTGTATCACAGACTATTAGTAGCAATAACCAAATTGCAACAATCTATTTAGCAGATGGAACTAACAATATTCAGTATACCATTTTCTGTCAAATTTCAGATAACACAGGCAATATTGCAGAACGCAGTATCAAACTTAAAGTGAGAGAAAAATAATGGCATATGATTTTATAGGACTAGTAAATCAAATCAATCGTAGGCTTAATGAGGTAGAACTTACATCAATTAACTTTGCTACTGCTTCTGGTTTTTATGCACAGGCAAAGGATGCAGTAAATGCTTCTATTCGTGATATTAATCAATACGAATATAATTGGCCTTTTAATCATGTAG